ATCCCGCTCATTATTGCCAGATGCCGATTTACGCTGGCTGGTTTTAGGCCATCGTTCATCATTACAACGCGATAATCAGTTATCGTTTTCTTTGTTAGCTGGTCCGCCCTGGACACTCCCATCTCGGCAAATTTGGCGATTATTGTCGTCAAACGTCCTCGTTCAATATCTCCACGCTCATGTGATTTTCCGTGATATATCCACCATCTGCCTAACAACTCTGTAAGAGTTCGGCGGTCGGCCGGCTTCTCCAACCACTCTTTGTTGTGGTAGTTAACCAGGACATGACGTTCGAATGCTTGAGCTTCACCTTTAGTTTTAAATTTCCGCCTGATACGTTTTCCATCTGCACCCTGCGGTCTGACGTCCACTTCATAACGACCATCATCGAGCTTTTTAATAGACATAAAGCCCTCCGATGACGCTGTTTACTTCTACTACTTGAAAATTAATGCAATTTTCTTTCGTACATTTACTGCACACATATGCTGAATAAATCGTCAGCCAGTCTTTTGGTCTGAGTGGTGCAAGGTTGTTGAGTCTTGCCCAATGTGCGCGAGCGCCGGGGCTATTTGTCCGCCAGCGGGATCAGTTTCATCAAACATGAACCAGTCACGGTACTTGCGAAATCTTTCTGGCTTGAAAAATTTCATACCTGCGTCAAAAGACATCTTTACTTTTCCCTGCTCATATCCAGCATAGGTGTTGTAGTTAATTCCAGTTAATTCAGCAACTTGCTTCCTTGTCATTCTTTCTGATTCCCGAATAAGTGCGAGTTTCTCTGCTTGAGATGTGATTTGTGTATTTGACATGAATTGTCGTATCTCGTAATTTATGTTGTATGCGACACGCCAGAACAACGCAGAGCGGCTTCAAATAGCTCTGATTGAATGGCACCAAAGTTGAGGATATCAAAATGAGTATTGGATCAGAAATGAATAACGATGTTGGAGAAAAAGTATCTGATCTCACAAAAAGTAAAAAATGTGACATCAAACTTGCAGCCGCACCGTCGGATTTGCTCTCGAAAGAGGGTTTTGCTCTTTACATCGGTAAGACGCCTCGTGCTGTTGCTGAAATGGCGAAAGCAGGCAAGTTACCAGCCTTTTATATGACGGACCCATTAAAGCCGGGCGGTCATGCTGAGTTATGGATTAATCGTCGTGAGTGGGACAAGTACGCAGCCCAGCTAGTTGATGAAGCTCCGACAGAATGGCATGACTGGAAAAATCGCATTAGTTACAGCAAATCAAGACATGGCCGTGCGGCTTAAGGTGGAAAGGATGAACGAGCCTCGTTGTATTGCTCAGTTATTGAGTAACGAAAGCCCCAGGGCGATTGACTTCACCATCACCCACGGGAAGGGGCGCAAGGGAATCATTATCCGTACCAAAAAACAGAGTCCGTTAAAAAAGGCTCTGACCTTTCTGAAAAGCCGGAGGGTCTGGAAATGACAGTGATGACGCTTAATCTCGTCGAAAAACAGCCAGCAGCTATGCGCCGGATAATTGGTAAGCATCTTGCCGTCCCTCGTTGGCAGGAGACATGCGATTATTATAATCAGATGATGGAACGCGAACGGCTAACGGTTTGCTTCCATGCGCAGTTAAAACAGCGTCACGCAACGATGCGTTTTGAAGAAATGAATGATGTCGAACGTGAACGACTGGTATGTGCAATTGATGAATTGCGTGGGGCATTCTCAAAACGCCGTCAGGTTGGCGCAAGTGAGTATGCATATATTAGTTTTTTAACAGTCAGTCAGCGTCGTACTTTATTTATGCATGCCGGATTGACTGAAAAAGAATTCAACCAGCCATACTGGCGAATTAATGAAGAATCATGTTACTGGCGTGATGCTTTATTCCGTGCATTACGTGAATTATTCAGCCTGTTTGAGTATGCACCGACAATTCTGACGTCGGTAAAACCAGAGCAATATCTGCATTAAGTAATTAACCAGAGTTTTTAACGCACTTAATTGTGCGGGCTTCTTTTTGCCTGGAGAAAGTCATGCATACAGTTTCTGAAAATCAGTGCGGTAAATACGCATTACTGCTGCAACAGGCCAGAACCGAAGCACAGGCCGACGCAGCGACGCGCTTTTCTTCTCATCTTGACGCCATGATTCGCCACATCACAAAGGCGGAGTTATCCCGCGTGGAGATAGTCGAGCTGCTCAGTCAGGAGTCGGAAAAATTTCACAATATCGGATTGTCTCGCGGGGAGGTGCTTTGATGTCCTGTTCTCGTTCAGTTGTATTACTGAATAACGCCTTAAAAATCGCCGTTATGAAAAATGGCGATTTATCTCTTATTCAACTTGGTCTTGATAAAGAAAAACGCGAAATAACTGAGTCTGTTATTGCGATTTATCAGAACGAATTAAATCTCCTGTCTGATGTGGTCAATTTACTTGTTAAACGCGCTGTATTTCACAAGCAAATCTCCTCCGTGGATGAACTGACGAAATTAACGACAGAAATTGCCAGCTATTGCGCTGATGAATTTAAAAAACTTAACGACAAAAGGAGCTGGTAATGCCGGACAACGTAGATTTTATTCAGGAACAACAGGCTGAATTACTGGAGCGCCAGATTAACGCGGCAAGGGTAAAGCATTGCGGTGTTTCTGCGCTGGTTTGCGAAGAGTGTGACGCGCCAATACCTGCTGCCCGTCGTGCGGCTTATCCATCAGCCACGCGTTGTGTTTCCTGCCAGTCAGTCTTTGAAGCAAAAAACAAACATTACCGGAGAACGGCATGAGTATTCGTATTGAAATTGGCGAACGTTATGTCGTTACCAGTGACAGCTTTCAGTTTATTCTCCACGAGAAAAAGAGAGCTGAAAGCGGTAAAAACGCCGGTCAGGAATGGCTGGCGGTGGTTGGTTATTACCCGAAATTAAGCCAGCTTGTTTCCGGCCTGATGCATCACGATATTCTGACCGGAAGCGCAAAGTCTTTTGCTGATTTAAACGCGCAGGTTGAGCAACTCAGCAAGCGTTGTTCAGAGGCTTTTGGCTCATATGGCCGTTAAAGCCTCCGGGCGTTTTGTCCCTCCGTCAGCATTTGCCGCAGGCACCGGTGAGGCGTTTACCGGTGCTTATGCATGGAACGCGCCACACGAGGCCGTCGGGCGCGAAAGACCCCTTACACGTGACGAGATGCGTCAGGTGCAAGGTGTTTTATCCACGATTAATCGCCTGCCTTACTTTTTGCGCTCGCTGTTTACTTCACGCTATGACTACATCCGGCGCAATAAAAGTCCGGTACACGGGTTTTATTTCCTCACATCCACTTTTCAGCGTCGTTTATGGCCGCGTATTGAGCGTGTGAATCAGCGCCATGAAATGAATACCGACGCGTCGTTGCTGTTTCTGGCAGAGCGTGACCACTATGCGCGCCTGCCAGGAATGAATGACAAGGAGCTGAAAAAGTTTGCCGCCCGTATCTCATCGCAGCTTTTCATGATGTATGAGGAACTCTGCGATGCCTGGGTGGATGCGCATGGCGAAAAAGAATCACTGTTTACGGATGAGGCGCAGGCTCACCTGTATGGTCATGTTGCTGGCGCTGCACGTGCTTTCAATATTTCCCCTCTCTACTGGAAAAAATACCGTAAAGGGCAGATGACCACGAGGCAGGCATATTCTGCCATTGCCCGTCTGTTTAACGATGAGTGGTGGACTCATCAGCTTAAAGGCCAGCGTATGCGCTGGCATGAAGCGTTACTGATAGCTGTCGGGGAGGTCAATAAAGACCGTTCTCCTTATGCCAGTAAACACGCCATTCGTGATGTGCGTGCGCGCCGCCAGGCAAATCTGGAATTTCTTAAATCGTGTGACCTTGAAAACAGGGAAACCGGCGAGCGTATCGACCTTATCAGTAAGGTGATGGGCAGTATTTCTAATCCTGAAATTCGCCGGATGGAGCTGATGAACACCATTGCCGGTATTGAGCGTTACGCCGCCGCAGAGGGTGATGTGGGGATGTTTATCACTCTGACCGCGCCGTCAAAGTATCACCCGACACGTCAGGTCGGAAAAGGCGAAAGTAAAACCGTCCAGCTAAATCACGGCTGGAATGATGAGGCATTTAATCCAAAGGATGCGCAGCGTTATCTCTGCCGCATCTGGAGCCTGATGCGCACGGCATTCAAGGATAATGATTTACAGGTCTACGGTTTGCGAGTCGTCGAGCCACACCACGACGGAACGCCGCACTGGCATATGATGCTTTTTTGTAATCCACGCCAGCGTAACCAGATTATCGAAATCATGCGTCGCTATGCGCTCAAAGAGGATGGTGACGAAAGAGGAGCCGCGCGAAACCGTTTTCAGGCAAAACACCTTAACCGGGGCGGTGCTGCGGGATATATCGCGAAATACATCTCAAAAAACATCGATGGCTATGCACTGGATGGTCAGCTCGATAACGATACCGGCAGGCCGCTGAAAGACACTGCCGCGGCTGTTACCGCATGGGCGTCAACGTGGCGCATTCCGCAATTTAAAACGGTTGGCCTGCCGACAATGGGGGCTTACCGTGAACTACGCAAATTGCCTCGCGGCGTCAGCATTGCTGATGAGTTTGACGAACGCGTCGAGGCTGCACGCGCTGCCGCAGACAGTGGTGATTTTGCGTTGTATATCAGCGCGCAGGGTGGGGCAAATGTTCCGCGCGATTGTCAGACTGTCAGGGTTGCCCGTAGTCCGTCGGATGAAGTTAACGAGTACGAGGAAGAAGTCGAGAGAGTGGTCGGCATTTACGCGCCGCATCTCGGCGCGCGTCATATTCATATCACCAGAACGACGGACTGGCGCATTGTTCCGAAAGTGCCGGTCGTTGAGCCTTTGACTTTAAAAAGCGGCATCGCCGCGCCTCGGAGTCCTGTCAATAACTGTGGAAAGCTCACCGGTAGTGATGTTTCGTTACCGGCTCCCACACCTTCTGAGCACGCCGCAGCAGTGCTTAATCTGGTTGATGACGGTGTTATCGAATGGAATGACCAGGAGGTCGTGAGGGCGCTCAGGGGCGCATTAAAACACGACCTGAGAACACCAAACCGTCAGCAAAGAAGCGGAAGCCCGTTAAAACCGCATGAAATAGCGCCATCGGCCAGACTGACCCGGTCGGAACGAATGCAAATTACCCGTATCCGCGTTGACCTTGCTCAGAACGGTATCAGGCCGCAGCGATGGGAGCTTGAGGCGCTGGCGCGTGGGGCAACTGTAAATTACGACGGGAGAAGCTTCAGTTATCCTGTTATATGTGATTGGAGAGCGTATGAATTATGAGATTGTGATAAAAAGTAAATAATTAATATAATGCAATTGCTTGACTGTTTTAAAAGGGACAACGTAGTTGTGAACTATATT